GTAGATAATAGCAATGCATTGTAAGAGTTTGGTCCCGCTGGCCAGCCATCGCCTTCATAGCTGTCTGCCGCAAATGCCGCGTTCAACTGTCCTCGACTATTATCATAGGCAAGTTCTAAACCTTGCAACACACTGATATCACCAACTGCTACAGTTGCTGAGTCTGGCAATGTTAATCCACCATCGGAGCCAAAGATCCATTCTCGATCAACATCCATGTGGTTTGATATAATACTCACATCGTACCCGGACCTTAGATTTACACCAGTTACTTCATTAGAAGTAACAAATCCTGCTGGTAATGTTAAGTTACCATCATTTCCAAATGTCCATGTACTTAAATCTGAACTAAGGTTTACTCCTTGCGTAATTGGAGGATTACTAAACACATAATCGCCGGTTACTAATCCAGTAGATATTGTTTGTTCAATAGTTACTGTATATCCAGTTATAGACATACCGCTCATTATAGGATTAATAGCAGTAATGGCCGATTGTCCTGTAATACCCGAACCACTTATAGTCCAGGTTGTATCGAACAGTTTTGAACTATGCCCATAGAATGGGATCGAATTAGTGGGCGACATATTAGTTACACCTACCGTCCAAGTTTCTATTTGGGTTGATGCCTGAAAACTATCAATGATGGCACCGTCTGGGAATGTTAACGCACCGGTTGTGTCAAATGACCAAACTTTTTCTACATCGTCACTGCTGATCTCAACACGCTTGCCTGCACCAGCCGCAATACTAAACTTCTGACTAAACAGTCCATCTTCTCTGATACTGTTACTACCGACATTTAAATCACCAGGCAGTGTTAATGTGCCATCTGCGCCAAATGTCCAACGATTACTTTCAGGACCTACTTGTAGATTGATAGGACTGTCTCTATAAATGTCTGCCGGATATAGCGGAGGAATTGTAAATCCTAATTCGTCAATGCTCCCGCCTGGTCCAATTGACAGAACCTCAATAGTAACACTAGCCCCGGGAATACCTAAAAATTCTGCATCAAATGTAAATGTATCACCTATGCTATAACCAGAACCTGCTGGGCTTGCTGAAGCGGCTATCCAATTTGCATTAACACCATCAGTTGCTAATGTAAAATCTAAACGGGCAAGTCCGTCACCGTGGCCAGTAAGTGGAGCATTTAGATATTCGTAAGTAGTGCCGGCTGGCAATGTTAATGCACCATCTGTGCCAAGGCTAACTGTTTTGTCACCGTTGACCAGTTCGTTAGTTGAACTAATACCAGCACCGTCTACTGGACTGGCGTCAACCCAAGCACTTCCGTAGTACACATACATCCTGCCATCTTCCGAATTCCACCATAGGTCACCTACTCCTGGAGCAACTGGTGCAGTGGCACTGGCCACCACCACTGCTGATACAGAATTATACAGTTCATCAAAGTTGTCGTTTACTTTTGAAAACGCTGTACGTAATGGATCACCAGCTTTGTCATTTGCACTTTGGCCAATATTAATATGTTGCTTAGTCATTATACTCTCCCCACAGCTACTTGTATAACTCCGGCTTCGCCGTAGTCTTTGTCTTCTAATGCTTTGCCAAGTACGGCACCCAATGTTGGATTTAATGCTTTAACAGCATAACCTGGAGTAGCACTGGTTGTTAACATGTCTCCTTTCTTAACACGGCCAATCACTTTGCATGGCACACGACCAGCCAATGCCAAACAAACTTTAATACCTTTCTGTTCATGATTCATAACATATGCTGGATCAGTTGAAACAACACCTGCACTGCGTGTATCGTTAATCTGAGTGGTTGTGGTAACTTCTTTGTCACCACCAAACACCAACACCGTACCTGGTTCGTATTCAGTATCGCCTTCATAGTACTCAGCCAAGTCAGCATATGTGGCTTGCATTCTACTTGCACCATCCAAGGTCCATCTTCCACGAATAATAGCATCTGTAGTTTCAGTGCCAGCATCCAGTGTTAATGATTTTAATTTGCCAAGACTAAAATCAATTTGACTTGCTGCCTGAACGGCCCACCATCCGCTAATACTTGCACTACCAGATCCAGCACCACTAACCGCACCAACCTTGTCAGTTGTTAACAAGTTTGCCTTTAATGTACCATTGCTGGTATCCAGTGTACCAAATGTACTAATAACTGTGTTACTAGAACTAGTACCAAGTGCAGTCATATAATCAAATGTACCTGGAGTAGTAAATGTACTTGTGAGTGTAGCACCTGCACCAGTTAACGATAATGCTTTGTATCCGCCAACTTTCAAGAACCCCACGTCAATTTCACCGCTTGATCCTGTTTTAATTATGTTGTTGGCTGCTCTTGCTGATGTAATGCCCACCACTGGATATGTGTTATTGGCAGTGTTACTACCGTCATATGTGATTGTGACCACACCGCTGCTGGTGAATAACGAGTTTACCAATCCGCCCGCATCGCTTACTACTTGTGCAGGAGTAACTTCAGTTGGACTTGCCGCACTGAGTGTTCTGTTACCCAGTAATGTTCCAGCACTCATGTGCTGTATTTTACCATAGGTAATACCAGTACTTGCACTGGTAGCAGTTTTAACTTCTACCCATCCGTTGGTCACGTTGAATGCATTAGAGTTAAAACTTGCTAATCCATTTGCTGCTTGTATTACTGCCGCAGTTCCTGTAGGACTGCTTGCACTGGTTCCAGCAATTGTTAAAGATAATTTGCTTTGTACAATTGCCGCAGTTGCTGATACTTTGCTGTTGTCAATTGCATTTGCCTGCACAGTTGCAGATAGTACGCCGGTTCCGGTATTTAAACCTATAACTACATCACCAGTAACATTGACATTCTTCCATTCGCTGGCAACCCCGTCGTACACTAAAAAGTTACTAGTAGCCGCACTTGTTATGGTCACATCTGTTAATTTGAATAAAGAATTAAATGATACAACAGCACTGTCCACATACGATTTATTAGTAGCGTCTGTTGCATTGGATGCAGTGCCCACATTGATAATTGGATAGTTGGCCATGTTAAGGTTGCCCTTCATGGCCAGCGCACCGTTCAAGGCCACGTAACCGGGCCCAATTAAACTATTCAATGCAACTGGACTACCACCGTGGTCCAGGCCTAAACGCTTGTCAATGTATGAACGAATTGCACTTTGTACTGGTACAGTGTCGCTGGCATTGTTGGTCATGCTAGGGTCAGTTGAGAACTCACTAACAACCACACCACGCTTAAATCCCAAGCCGTCCAAGTTACTCAATGCAATACTTGCTGAGAATGTAACTGATCCAGTACCTTGGTCAACTGTAAAGAATCGGCCCACACGGAATACACCGTTTTGGTCAGTGGTCACATAAAACACACGACCCACACCTTCTTCCAGTATTTCTTGGCTTTGTTGTTTGTCTTTGGCAGGGTTGCCGTAAATAACAGTTGGCCAGTTGGTTGTGTTATAACTACCTGTACCAATGTCCAGCAAGTCATGGCCAGTAACCCGGCAAGTACTAATACGCTGTGTAATCTGTCCCGGAGTATTTGCAGCATATCCTAGACGCAATGTTGCAGCGCCAAACGCACTGAATGGTTTGCTAATACCAATTTGTGTACTTGTTGCACTGGTTAATTCTTTGCTTAAGGTTGTAGTGCCAGTTCCGTAAGTGCCTGGATCATATACATATCTCAATGCAATTGCTGTGGCAGAAGCATTCGTACTGCTGACGCATTGCCAAAATCCGTTATACAACGAATTACTGTTTCCTACAATTCTGTAATATGCACCGTTTGTTATTGAACTGGTTGGAATTGTAAATTCTACATCGTACGGTCCAGTACCAGTTGTGCTGGCATATCCTGTAATGGTAATAAGACTGTCAAGTTGGAATCCACTAGCAGTCCATACACCTGTTCCTGCTGAGTTGGTTACTGAAACGTTGACACCATTATAACTTGCACTCACCGCAATTTGTGTAGAACCGATAATTTCTGTAACATAATACGCACCGTCAGCAATGCCGCTTAGTGAAGCAGTATCACTTAACACAATAGGCATTCCAATATCCAAATCAGTAACGCTGTTAATTGTTATTAGATCGTTTGTTCCTGTGATTGTTGTACCACTTTGCGCGACGCTTTGATTAACAGTCCACTCACTGCCGCCGCCACTACCGCTGATATAACCAACAATATATGTACCAGCTGGAATTGTTCCGCCAGTCAACATCATACCAATTGCCACAGTTCCTGAACTAACAGCACCAATAGTCAATGTTGTTCCAACAATGCTGCTAAGGGTAGTAACAGCAACACCGTGTGTTGTTGCGGTTGCTGTGCCAGTAATAACAGGACTAGTTGGATATGCCAGTGTTAAATCTATAGTATTAGTTCCAGCAGTCACGGCTGTACTAACTGTGGGACTTTGCGATAACACAGGAGTTAACACAGCATTACCATAACTCACGGTCACTGTTGGAGCACTTGTGTATCCATAACCTGGACTCACAATATTAACACTAGTAATGCTGCCGCCTGAACACACTGCAACTGCAATGCCTTGATTAGTTCCAGCACCACCGCCTGACAATGTTATGATAGGCACTCCTTGCAATGCCAACACTTCAGGAGTGTAAGAAGTGCCGCCATCTGTAATTGTCAATCCTGACAAGTAAGCAACCAGGGTAGAGCTGACTGAACTTCCCGGCGGAATCCAAGCTGCTGGACTTATAGTAAATTGGGTCGAATTATCAATACTTTGAATAATACAACTATCCGGAATGTATGCACCAACTGCAACACTAGTAACTAACATTCCCACTGATAACCCAGTAGTACTTGCAACACTAACTTGTGTTTTATTAGTAATGCCACGAATTTGGAAAGTTCCATTATAACTGGCATTGCTGTTATTTGCCACAGTTAAAAAGCTATCCACCGCCGGCAATGCAGTTGCAAACGGTATTTGAAAGTTAACACCTGTGTATCCGGAACCACTCGGCCCCGCCGCATGACTCTTGTAAGTCATTGCAGTCAGACCCGTACCATCAGCACTGTTATTGAATACTGGATTAGGATCAATGGTCAAATAACCGTTGGCTGCAACACCAAATGTTATGCTTACTCCAACTGACACTGAACCACTTTCTGCAATATCAACCACAATGGTTGCAGTGCTGTTATTGGTTCCACTAAACACTACTGTTTGTACTTTTTGCGAGCCATCAAAGCCGTTATCTGTCAGTGCATCTCCGATATCAATAGCACCAGTGACACTGTTCACAACCAAGGTGCGTGACAACGAATCGTAACTAACAACAAGACCAGTGGCAATAAAAGTAGGAACTGTGTAACTAATAATACGATGTACACGGCCACCCCAACCAGTTAGATAAATTCCCTTATTAATTTGGTCAATAACTGTTTGCTGACTAATTTGTAATACAGCAATCTTATTGTCACCAACTTTAGATCCTTGTGTCTTTAAGGCATTTTGCGGATCAACAGTGGATATATATGTGGGATCACTATTAAATTTGTAATAGTTGAAACCAGCATCGCTTTGTAAAATAGCAATGTTAGACGCTAATGCTTCACCGGTGGAATCAACCAACGAGTATGCAATAACACGATAGATGTCTGCTAAGTTCTCACCGTATTGAACCGCAGTACTTGGTCTAGTTGGTTTAACATTGTCGATGTTATTGAATTTAATATTTTGATTAACACGAATTACCAACTGTTGTCCGTCATACAATTCGTAGGCAAGTCCAGTTGTTACTGTGCTGTTGGAACCCGCTGTGCTCAGGTTCACCTTGAGAACGTTTTGTCCACCAACTGTGATAACGGTATGTTCCACAGTGCTTACTAGATATCGTGTTATCACTCCACCACTTAATGAGTGATCAATTTCCAGCTCGGAATTATTGGGTGGGGAATACTCATAGCCCAAAATCCAAATACTCAATGCTTGTGTAGTAGCAGTTGGAGTCATTTGTCCAGCAACACTGCCTTGCTTGTAAACACGGGCAGTTTGAACCATGTCATTTGCAAGTGTAACTGAGTCCGGTAACTCAGTCACGTCATAGCCGGTGGCACGTAATGCATAGTCACCGTGTGCATTTGAACCAGCCACAGAACGAATTTGGCCGCCATTGTTGGCCCAATAGTGTGTGTGACAATAATAAGAAAATGTTGATACTTGTTCCGATAAACCGCCATTGGTACAGAAAATAGCGTAACCCAAATCGTTAATCATAGCAAAGTCATTGGCCAACATTGAACGATTGCCGCCCATTTCAATATTAATTCCAAGTCCTGCTCCAGAATTAAGGTATGCTGTAACATCTGTTTTTATACCAACCTTTGCACCTACAATAGTTGTTCTGTCTGCTTTGACTTGATCGTATGAACTGTCTGTTGGAATAGTAGGAACAACTCTTGTTGGAGTGGTGCCAGAAATTATTAAAACAGTGTGCGCTGTGCTTGCAGTTGCTGGTTGACTAATTACTAATATTTTAGTTACCGGATCGTATGAAACCACGGTAGTAGTAGGGCTAGTAGTAATACCAATTCCTGTTACCGTTCTTCCAGCAACCAATGCACTGTTATAATTTACGTTAGTAACCGTTGCACTACCTGATGTAGTAGTACCTATAACACTGTTGTCAATATTTCCATTAAGAATAAAATCAATAGATGTACTAATTAATGTTTTTACAGTTGCAACTTCCAAAACACTAGCCGCTGGTAAACTTGTATTTTGTGTTAGCAAATTACCAAGCGATACTGAAACTGATACATTGGTTATTACTTGTTCAATAACATCCATCATCTGGCTCAGTGCAGCCGCATAATATTCTTCTTGGCCAATGATCTGATTTGTTGACCCACTCCAGAAGAAATCCGCCACGTCTAATGTAGCACTATTTCCGCCGTACAATAAATCATATGTTAATGCATCTAAAATATATCCAAGGTCTCTGCTGGTCTTAACAGCATTGTATTGAAAAATTGTCTTGATAGAAAAATTAGCGGCTATCCAGCCAACTATCTCAGATCGGATAAATTCTCGATTTGCCACTAGGATATTTTTAGCATTTACTGCTGTGGTAATTGCACCGATTGGATCAGGGAATGTAGCCGCTGGCACACTTGCTAGACCTTGTGATATAATATCAGTTATTATAGTAGTTCTAGCAGTAATAATACCTTGAGACGTTGTATTAGTAATTCGTGAGTTGGCCTCATTTTTTACGTCATTAATGCCTGATAAAAGATACAATTGTCTAATACCAATTTTAACATTTTGTGGCTGCAAATAGTTTAACCCAGCTTTAATGCTTTGATAATTAGACCCAAATAATAAATCGTATGTAAGTTCATCAATTAATTCATCTACCTCTGTAGAAAATGTTGCGGAGTTATAGATAGTAGCTGGATTAAATGGAGTCGATACATCCAATGTCACGACCACAGTGTATGTGTTTGGATCATAGCTAACAACATCGTTTACTTGGAAACGATTTCCTTGTACATAAAATACACATGGAACTTGTGGTGGCCTGATATCCAATCCACTATTAACACTACCAGTCACAGTAATTGTGATGCCGCTGTCAGCCACGTTGGTAATAGTACCAAATAGTCTACCAGCGAATCCGTCAACAAATTGTCCGCCACGGAAAGATTTTCTGTTTATTGACTGACTAAAACTTGTTGCTACTTGTCCATACGGTGATTTAGTTTTAATTTGGCCTTCTGGATCCAGTACCATGGCAAATCCACCGTGTCCTTGGAAAGTAATATTACTAATTCTACTAGCATCACCACACAGCATGACATCGATGTCTCGATTATTTTTAGCAACACTGTTGATATCCAACGGATCTACCAAATAGTGCCGGCCATAATCTTTAGTGCCATATAGATTCCAGTTACCGCTTGAGTAAGTTACTTTTGCAGCAAATGGATAGATAACACTACAATTCATAGTGTTACCACTAATGCTGTCAATGACAGCCTTGCCTGGAGTCACCGGGGTATTGTCTTGGATAACTTTTCCAATCCAACTGTTGGGAGCTTGGCCACTTCCCAGTGTTGCAATGATTTTTCCAGTTGTTCCGCTTATTGTAAGACTAGTGGCAGTGCTATAGTCAGTATCAGTATCAATAACTCCAATTTCCATAGCATCGATAATACTATCTCTATAAAAGAATATTTTACGCCATGGGCTTTGACTAACTCTATCTATTGGACGTATAATGGTTCTACGGAATTCATCACCTTTAATACTACAGTTGGCAGATAATCTAATTGGATAGTCTTCGAGATAGATTCCACTTTCCACAAAAATTGTAATGTTTAAATCTTTGACAGTTTCGCCAAAGTCTAGATTTTCGTTCTCAACAAAAAATCCTGGTTTTGTCAATCGAACTTGTATTGAGTCAACACTTGCACCTGAACCTGGTAGATATTTTACAATGACACCAGCCGCATCCGAAGTTCCGCCAATAAGGATTTTTCCAGGTATAATATGAACTGATCCCGGTGATCCCTGATCCACATAATTGTTTCCACCGTTGCCAAATGTAACGGTATAAATTCCAGTACCAAAACTTGCAGCTGGTGCAGAACCGATCCCATTAACAATAATACTAACAATAGTATTCATATTATTGCCGAGTATTGTGATTGCGCCGGCCGCCGGCGATAATCCAACGCCAAAATTCTGCGTAACTAATGTTTGATAACGTGTGGCATCTGTTTTATTTAGAACTTGTAATGCAAGATTTTTAGCAAATGTGATACCATCGATTGTTTCTGTCAACTGTGTTGTGATAGCCAGCCTAGCACTGGCACTTTTGTAATAACTTTTACCAGCAGTAACAGTTTGATAATTTCCACCTGTTAAAATATCAATACTCATGCCGTCTATAATATATCCAACATCTCTATAACACGTGGCTTCGTTATAATTAAATCCACCTTTGTAAGTTGCCTTCAAATAATCAATAATATCGCTGGTGATCATTGAACGATTAGATTGTATAATTGTTCTTGCTGACGTTAAATCACTATCGTAAGACGTTAATACAGGATATGTTTTAGCCGTAGCAGTATTATTTGCTATGATATCAATCACTGCATTTAATAATACTCCAACCGGAGCTGCCGCACCACCAGTCCACGATACGCTTTGCACTTGCTTGGTAATCTTGCCAGCAACTGTCTGACTTCCAGTTACGGCGCTAGCCCAAGACACACTAGTTGCTGTGCAACCAGTTACAGTATAATATCCGTTATATCCAGACGGTGTCATACCTGTTATGGTAATAACTTGTCCAACAGTATATGGTGCAGAACCTTGATCAGCAAATGTTATAGTTGCATGTACACCGTCACCACTTGCTCCTGTGGTTGCAATAAAATTGCCAGTTGATGGATTAGTAACTGATGTGTTGGCCACAACAAATGTAGTGACTGTTTGCAACTGATTGAGAATTGATACAGTGATAGTTTGCTCATTAGTTGTTAATATTGAGTTGTTGCCGATCCAATATGCCTGCGCCGCCGCAACTGTAGCACTGTTTCCACCATAGGTAATGTCGTACATCAACGCTTCTAGGAAATAACTTAATCTTCTTTTAAATGCAACAACTCCGTCATACGGTATAAAACTTGGATTTGTTGCAATACCAAATGCATATGAGTCTTCCACTATGAATGAAATGTTGGCATCAATTGCAGCCTGTGCATGACGGTAGCCGCTAATCAGTCCCGATGGATATGTATAGTTGGGAACTGACCTTGTAGACACTCCTAAATTAATAATACTTTCAATAGCATCAAATCTTGAATTAACAACTGCATTCACAGTTGGATTGTTTAATATTGAAAAATCTGGATTAGTGTCAATAAAATCAATTGCAGCCGCTTTTAATATTGTTTTTGCTCCTGAACTAGTAAATGCAGTTCTTGCAGTTTGCAATACTGAAGATGTTCCTGTAATATCAGGATATGTTACAACATGTGGTATTCCTAAATCAGTAATAATGTACTGTATTGTAGCAATGTTTGCGGCAATACTAGCAGACGCTTCGTTACCATCCACTAGTGTTTCATTGGTATATTGTCTAAAACTTGTTTGATAGACTAACGCTGGAGCATCATTATTAATAATGGCCTGTGCTAACGTGTTGATATATCCAATAGCAGACAGTGTGGCTTCTAATTCATACTCTTGGATTTGTAATTGCCCGTTGAGACGGTACTGAGAACCGGCATACGAACTTTGTTGATCTCCACTGTACATTAAATCATAAACTAATGCCCATGTAATATACTTGACATCACGCTGGCATGTAGTTTTACTGTAAGATGTATCTGGATAGTTAGACTGTAAGTATGCAATAATTTCTGCCTGTATAAATGGAATATTAGTAAGCAGTAATTGTTTAGCACTTGTTAAGCCGTCAGATGTGCTAGTTTGATCTGGGAATGTATTTGCACTAACTGTTATTGAATTATTAATTATTGTAGCATTGATTGCTGCAATATTGGCAGTAATTGAGGCTATCGCATTGGGTGAAACTGTTATACTAGGATATGTTAATAAAGTTGCACCAAGGTTAGAAATCACTGCTGTAATTTCATCAGTACTTAAATCAGTAGCGTATTGATTAAACGCCAAGCCTGTTTGTAAACTCTGAAACGATCCTTGGAATACTAAGTCGTATCCTAATGCGTCGAGTACCATACCAATGTAGTTTTCAGTTGCAGTGGAATCGTAATTATAATCTAAAATTGTATTTCTTATACGATCGATAGCATCTAGTACTTGAGTCTGTTGTTCAGTTAACACAGCCAAATATCGTGCTTCGAATAAGTTTGAAGCAACAGTAATTGAATTATAGTCAGACGCTACAACTAAATCATAACCAACTCCGTCGATGACTTTTGTTATAATTTCAGTGTACAATGTTTCGTCAATTACAATGGCGTTTACATATTTTTTATTCAAGTAAGCAATAGTTTCTGCTTGAATAAATGTTTTATTCAGTGTTAGTAAATCAGCAGCATCTTGGTATCCAGCAATGCCAGAATTCCCACCCGACAACACTACACTGTCTATAGTTGTTTGAGTTTGATCCGGACCCACTGTATATGCAATTCGTTGTTTGTATGGCCCAGGTTCTATACTGGCAAGTTCAATTAAATTCTCAGCTTGCAAAGCAGCCGCACCAACAGTTTTGTAAGCATACTGCCAAAATCTGCCTTCCTTACCATTGGGTGTTCTAGCTTGGCTGTCGTCACCGCTTGCTGCTGACACGTATAAGTTTACATTGCTGGTAAATGTTTTGTTGTCAACATAATACTTGCTGGCCGCCTGCAAATCATCTGACCCGTTAGGAGTGCCTGTTCCTGCGGCTGCACCAGGATGGTCACTTAGATTTAGTGTTCCTGTCATAGTGTCACCACCGCGATACACCACATCCTTACGTTGCATCACTTCAGTTGATAGATAATTGCTTGTAAGTGTTGGATCGTAGTCTGGATTAGTTAATTCAGGTGTCAGCGGCTCAGGCCTAGATTTTAATGCATCAACAATAGTGCCTTCAAAACTAGCAACATAGTTACGATCTGCGTAACCCTTTGTCATTACTAGTTGATCTTGTGTAGTTCGACCAGGTGGTAATGTATTAACGGAATTTGGAAACACACCCTCATACAGAGCCGCAACAGCAGCGGTAGGATCACTCAGACTGCCAATTGTAAACGTATTAGAATTTAAATGCCCTGCTAAACCAGTTCCAGCTACATCACTGTTAAGACCCTGAGTAGTTGCACTAATAGTAACTGTGCTATTGCTACTATCTGTATCAATAGCAATGCCGCTGCCTTCAACAAGTGTTCTTGCAGTGAGCCTATCTCCAAGTACACTAGCCATGATGATTTGACTACCAAGGTAGCTAGCAGGAGTATCTCCTAAGTTAGTAAAATTAATAGTGCCGCCTGCACCAAAAATAGCATACATTTCTGTAAAGTTTTCATTAACCTTACGAAACGATTCGCGTATACTGTCACCAGTACCGTCATTACCTTGAATACCAATATCAATTATTTTTTGTGTCATTATTAAACTCCGAAGCTGGAACCGCAACCACAAGTTGTCTGTGCGTTGGGATTCTTTATGCTGAATGAACTACCTTGTAAATCTTCTTTATAATCTATTTCTGCACCCGATAGATATTGCATACTCATTGCATCCACAAGTACTTTAAATTCGTCTAACGGGATTTCAAAGTCATCTTCGTTGATTTCTTCGTCGAAGGTAAACCCGTAACTAAAGCCGCTACAGCCTCCGCCTTGAACAAATGTACGTAACGCTAACTTGGGATTAGCTTCTTCGTATAGAAGATCTTTGATTTTTATCTTTGCTGATTCAGAAATTGTTATCACATTATGCCCTCGATATGATATTTATCAAAGGCGTTTTGTAACCTTAATGTAAATACACTTATGCTGATTCAAACCGAATATGTAGTCACAAGTTACGAACGTCCCAGTAAAAACGGTGCCATCCATACATATAGTCGTAAAAAAACTATGGTTCTGTTTCGGTGTGACAGTTGCGGGGAAGAATTTAAGCGTGAAAAAGGCTCAATGGATCCAAAACGTCTAAACAATAATTTTTATCATGTTTGCGGAAATTGTGATGCAAAAAGATTTGCCCAAGAAAAAGGCGTCGAGCGACGCCACGTTTGGGATATGCCTGTTAGTAGTCTCAAGACACTAGGCCAACTCTAGCACTGATCACATTCCAATTCATTATCTTCCACTGGTTTTTAAGATATGATTTTTTGTCTGCCTGATAATCTAGAGAAAATGCATGCTCCCACCAATCAATCAACACTATGATATCCTGCTTAATTTCGTGGTTGGCAATGGTTTTGATAGAACCGTCCCTAGCTAGATATGCCCAGCCACTACCTTGGATCTTCATGGCTGTTTTTTCAAATTCATCTTTGAACTTGTCAAATGTTTTGTAATGCTTTGTAATGAATTCGCCTGCCGAGCCGTCGGGTTCATTTGAACTAGTGGGTTTTTGGAACTGGGTAAAGTACAAGTTGTGTAAAAACGCTCCTGCTTCATTGAAGTCGGCATCACCCTCTCCGTCGTTAAATCTAGTGACGTAGCCCTTGTATAACTTGCCATAATGGTAGTCGATGGTGTCTTTGCTTTTGCTAGGCTCTAACTCATCCTTTGCATAGGGCAGTTTGGTATGTACTAATGTCTTGGGAGTTTTGCCCTCGTTTAGCGTGATATGACGTATAAAATTGTACATAGTGATATTTAGTTTATATAAATAAACTCATAAGGAGACATTATTATGTTGAATAAAATTAAAGCATTGTTTGGTTTTGGATCTTCCACACCAGCACCAGTAGAAGCACCATATAAAGTAGAATTAGCACCAATCGTCGAAACTATGGTATCGCCCCAAGTTGAAGTTCCTATGCCAATTGGGATCGAAGCTATAGTAGCTACACCAGTCGCCGAAGCAAAACCTAAAGCACCTGCAAAACCTAAAGCAGAAAAGCCTCCTAAAGTTGTTGCGATAAAAGTACCCGCTGTTAAAAAGCCACGTATTCCAAAAGCAACATAATTAATCAAATCTTTTTAATTGTTCAAGATACTGGGTATATTCGCCCAGTATCTTTTCTTTTTTCTTTTCAGTAGATTCAGAGGCTGGAAGCAAATCCAGGTCTTCTAGTTTTTCTCTCTGAGTCTCAATACGATGTATTAGTTGTTCTCGAGATAGCTTTTGGCTTGATTGTACAGTTCCATGCTGGCTAGGTTTTTGCCCTTGCTTTCGCACATTATGTCGAACTGGTTTAGAAAAGTTATTGCCCATTCGTTTGTTTTTTGATTCCAATAAAAGTCACTGTGTGCCCTCAGTTTTTGCTTTTTATATCCACCTTCTAACAATGCCGCATGGTTCGGCAAAGAGTTTACACAATGATTTGTTAGATAATCTTCGCGACTAACTGAATAATGCATAGTGGGACGAACACCACGCCAAGACTCAATAACACGTAGTACACGCGGGTCCTCAGGGGTAAGGTATTCCCCTTCTCGAATCCAGTGATGATGTACGTCCAAAACAATAGGTAAGATATTACCCAAATCCAAGCAGTCATCTAGCCCCCATGAGTTTTCTTCGTTTTCGATAGTAATACAATTTCTTGCTTCTGGCGATAGTCGTTTGTACGCACTTCGGATACCGGCTGGACCTTGTTTACCCGAGATGTGTACGTTGATTTTAAAATCCTGGAAGGATTTACCATAGCCCATGTATCGTGCCATATCTGCATGATATTCAAACTCCTCTATCGATCGCCCAACGATGCCTTCGTTAATACTAGCCAGCACAACAAACTGGCCAGGATGCATAGAAAGACGGGTATTGCTTGCACGAGCACTATGGCCAATAAGGCTAAAATTGCGTTCAAGATACCGAACCACATCGGGTCGACGCCAAAAGTAACTCCATGTCGGCTCAGTATAAGCAGGAAGGATATCACTGCTAAGACGAACCATCCGTAAGTTTTCATGTTGTTCTCCTACACGATCTACTAGTTTTTTTGTAGCCGCTAAATTTTGAACCATTAAGTCCCAAAGTTTTTGTTCAGCAACGTCTTTACTTTGCCTGTTTAACCAACTAATGGTAGTTGTACCAGTGTTGTATTGTTTACAATCGTCAGTGGGTTTAATTCCGTTGACCTGTGATGGATTATCAATCCACTTACACGCAAAACCAATTTTTTTCATAATGAATAATCAATAAAATAGACATAGCATATTATAACACTACGTCTATTTGTTGTCAACTTAATATTTACCAATGTCTTATAGTATTTGCCATAATAAAAAAGCATGTGACTACATGGATAGCTACCCAAAATGTTTTGAGAAATAGTGCAATCCTTGCTTCACGCAATGTTAGGATTGGCACATCAGGTTTGTCACTGTCCGAACTACCCATTAAATGGCCAGTTGCTCTGGCCCAAACTCGTTCTATGCTATTCAACTCAGCAAGTCCTCATTCCATTCACGATGGCCTTCACGGAATGCCATATTGGCCTGTGTCTCACGAACTTCTACTCTGTAGCACCAAAGGCGGGCCGCTTCACCTGGTCCCCACATCTCTGGAATGTAAACACCATTAACATACTTGTACAGCATGTCGCTGAGTCCTTCACAGCCTAAACGTGGCAGTATCACAACCTTGGCCATTTTCTTTTCCTGTAACATCTTGTATATCTCCATTTGTGGATCATCTTGTGCTACAATAAGTGTGTGGTCAAATTGGTCTTCTAGGATCTTTTTAAGTTCTTTAAGACCACCGTAGTCAGCCGCCCAATTGCGAACGTCTAGGTCGTTTGTTCCAAAATAGAACTTCATGCTGAAGCTATAGCCATGAATTAGATTACAGTGGCTATCACTACGCCATTGTCTGTAAGCACATGGAAATGCGTCCACATATTCTTTTGTGCTTTGATACTTGTATACTACCGGTTGTAAATTTGCCATTGTATTCTCCTTGAATAAGCAATGACATGCAGAATATTTTAAGTGGGATGAATGCCTAAGTCCACTTTAATAATTATATAGGGTTATTTAGATAAGGTCAATGTTATTGGCGATTAATTGCACCGAATGGCAACCATTGTCCTGGAGTCCCGCTAACTACACAGATCCAGCCAACATAACTGCTTGCTTGTGGATTTGAGTTCCAGCAAATATCGCCTTTGTTAAATTGCCCTTCTGCTGGTGCAGAATCTCCAGTGGTAAACTTTTTATCAGAGAATGACAAATCGCCAGCCACTGCTAACCCAACACTTGGATCTGGATTGTTAATGCCCACTGACAATTGTCCAAATACCTTAACTGGTCTACGTGATTGCGAACTATTACCAAGTACAATTTCGTTATCGTCGCCGTATAATACATCAGCTTGTTTTACAGACGCTCTAAATGATTTATTAGAATTAATGCCGTGTACATCTACTGATATAGAATTAACACCGTTGTTAAGTCCCAAAGATTTAACAACAGTGTCACCAGCAATTAAATCACCTTGAAGTGTTGTATTGCCAGAAACAGTTAGCGATTGTAATGAGCCAACTTGGACCAAGTTACTTGTAACAATTGAACTACCTAATCCAGTTTCGGTTAGTACAGGTTTACCATTTAAAAAATATGAATGGTTTTCTGCAAGATCAAATGACACATTTGTCCAAAGTCTATCGGGCCCTGCCTTCATTATCATCTGACGTGTAAAATCCGCACTCGACCACGTTAATCCTAAACCATATACAGTACCTTCTTTACTGGCCTTAAATTCTAATGAACTACTGCGATCAACTCTTGTATCGGATACAAAATTATCTACATATATCGATCCATGAACTCGTAGCACACCGTTCTTACCCACAGCATCGCCAATAATAACTTCGCCGTTATTTTTTACAGTGATACGTGCAATATTATCTGTAGTAATTGCAAGATCAGAATTGGAATATGTACCAATATTGGCCAGCCCATATGCAGGACTACCAATAGCAATTTCCACGTTATTATCTAGAATACTAATACTGGCATTAGGTTCATCTGTGCCTAACCCTAATCTATTAACAGTACTGTTAAAATATGCAAATTCTCCTATGAGAGCATTACCAGTTACTTCTAATGTATTAAGTGTTCCGATTTGTCTAAGATTACTCTTAGTTACAGTGATTCCTAACTCTCCGTATGATAATACGGGTATGTTGTCAATTTTGTAAGCACGATTGGCTGTTAGATCTAGGTTATTATCTGCCCATAGTCTATCAGAACGTGAAGTAAATTGTTGATTTGCAGGTAGTGTCATAGTGAAAGTCTCTTTATATGATATTTATCACAGAGACTTCACTATGCTAGCCCTAACGTGGGCTTAGTTTTATGCTACTTTAAGAAGTATAATTTCCTCATTAATGCGGCCGTTCATCTTAGTGTCAGTAGCATTGATGTCATCTAGAAACTTTCTCAGTGCAATCTTACCTGCTGCCTTGAATTCTTTGAGTTTTTCTTCAGGCTTGCGAAGTGTCTTTTGAATACTCTTAAACTCATCAAAGTTAGTAATTGTTGTGCCTTTGACGCCCAATGTGTTAAACTCTGCGGCAACATACTTGCCCAACTTACGGGACTTGGTGTTGTAAGTCCACAATTCTCCAGCACCAATGATGTCGGTAGGATTAATAGACACAAGTTTTAGTGGCTCGTTAGTCTTCATAAACTTCAGCTTGGCGATTAGCTTATCCTTACTAACTTCTTTAGTTTTACGTGGAGCACGGTTAACTTTAGCTT